CATTATCTCCCAATCTTCTGGGGTGACAATGTTTTTAAGTAATAACTGAGTTCTTAGAATATCAATGAACATTCTTGAGAATCTCTTTCTCAAACGTCCAACGAACTTACTAAATTTAACTTCATCTCTCAGAATTTCTGAGGATCTTCCCAAGTTAAATCCTCCTTCACCATCCATTCTTGATGGGGGTACGTTGAGGGATCTATAGAGCTTCTTCTTAAAGTATTCAATATCAGTGATTTCTCCGAGGTTTTGTCCTCCAGGAAGAGTACTAATTTCAGTACCACGACCCCCTTCTCGTCTTGGAAGCCAAAAATCCTCAAGCATTGCCATATATTTCTTGTCATCGCGGATCTCTCCAGTATCGGCATTGTATACCAACTTATTACGATAACGCATCATCACATCACGCAGATATTGTTCTGCTTTAATTTTAGGAAGATTTCCTACATCAATATAGAAAATTCTACGCTCTGGTGCTCTTGATAATCTATAAATTACAAGACTATCCTCAATCATTCTTAATTGATTGAGTGATTTAATTGCTTTATGCAAATAACCAAGAGTTGATCCTTTATTTCTATCTACAAGACCAGAAGTACAGTAAACAATGGAATCTTTAGACATTTTGATTCCACTACTTGCACCAGTGGCATTTATATTACCAGTTGGATAAGATGCTTTTGGATTGTAAATAAAATATTCATCAATCTTTGGCCATTCAAAATCTAAAGGATTATCATTACCAGGAATCATGGGATTTTTCCCATATTTTTCATTTTCGTCTTTCCTTTGTTGACGAATATAACGCATTTTTATTGCGTCAATATATCTTAACTCCTGTAAACCCTCATGAGGCTTTTTTAAATCAATGATTTTATGATAATATAATCTACCATCTACATACCAATTCCTATAAATCTCATGTGCTTTTTTATCAAAATCCAATAAATCTTTTACATATTTAAATTCATCTCTAATTTTCTTTTTAATACCATCACTAGCATTCAAATGATCAAGGTCCAATTCTACAGGACTATCATTAGAATCTGATACAATTGCTTCATTTATAATATCCTCAATAGCACTATCACACTCTGGGTGTAATGCCATTTCACGATATCTTTTAATCAGTTCAAACTCAGTACGATATACTCCTTCAAGATCTACATAAGAACCAAAAAAACCACTACTCATATAGTGGTCAACCCCGTCCTCGTCGTTAGGAGGAACAGGGGATACCGCCGTTGGAGATAGTGGTTCGGTGTCCTCTATTGAGAACCCAAATAACTTAGCCATAATTTATTTCCAAGTACTGTTAGACTGTCTAATATATTTAGTTAGTCTAATTATACCATACTATTCGTTTGGAGCGCCAGCTGCAATAGGAGTAAAGGATTGAACTTGGAATTCAACTGTAAATTCTTCTATAGTATCGCCTGTATCGTAAGATAAGTCAATAGCTGAGAGTGAAGTTGGGAAAATACTTTCCATTTTATACTGCTTAAGAACAGCATTAGCTTCACCAGTATTGGTTGTGCTACTAGGATCTTGTCCTCTACCTAATTGATAAACATCTGCGTCTACCATATAGGCTTCAGGGCTAGTTGCACCAATGTTAGTATCCAACTTTGCTATAAGTTGCATCCATTCTTCAAAGGCGTTTCTTAATTTGAAACTTTCATCATTAATAACGGTTACAGACCATGTTTCAATGGTTCTGTCTCCGGCAACTTTAAAAATACGACCTCTGAACGGTACATCAATGTTTGCAATTGTGGAAGCAGGAAGTGCTGCTGCTTTACACATATATTTGAAACTATCACCGTCCCAAGCAATTCCTCCCGGAATATTCGCTAGTTGAACTTCGAACAAATTCGGTCTTGCACCGCCGCCCACTAGGGCAGACTTAAAATCTGATATGGTGCGGTTGGTTCTTGTTGCCATTTTTCTAGGATCCTCCTGTTGTTATTTAGATGATATAGTTAAACTCTACCGACCACTTCATCGAAGCTGACACCAGTACGGGTAGCAACGAAGGTGAGAGTTACGTAGTTGATCGACTTCGCAGGCTTCAGGAAGATGTCTGCGCGGAATTCATTATTATCGATAACATCAGGTGTGTTGTTAGTGCTGTCACAAACAACGAGGAATCCATAAAGTCCTCTCTTCGCCTGAACATCACGAAGGTATGGTTCAACAATGTTACGGAAGTTTGCCCGTGTTAGTTCATCATTGAGTTCAAAGAGTTGAGCCTCTGCTGCTTTCTGCAATGCTTGCTCAACAGTGAGGAACAAGCGACGAACGTTAATTCTATCGAAAGCAGAAGCATAACCAAGAGCAGTCTTATCACCAAAGAGAAGTGTTCCTAATCCAGGTTGTGTAACAACTGGATTAACTCTCTGTGGATAAAGCTTGTCTCTTTGTGCTTTATTTGGGTTATATGCTAGTTTAATAGCATTGTTAATGATACCGCGTTGCTGTCCTGCAGGTGAGAACCAAGGATAAGCAACAATTGCAGTACGGCACATTAGACCCGCAATGTCCGCATTAGTTGGGACATATACAAACTTGTTATTAAACCTGTCATAAGTATACTTCATTCCACTATCAAATACACCGTAAGAGGTGGACATTAGTGTACTAAAGTACTTAACTAGGTTATCTGTCTGAGTAGTTGTGTTAGTAACACCAACCAAATCAGCTTTGTGTGGTCCAACACAAGCAACGCAATCCTTTCTGCTATTTGCTAGAGAAAGAAGATATCCTGCTTTTGCTTGAGAGTCATTAACGTTAGTTAAGCCAGGACCCATAATGAAGTAATCCATTGCAACTTCATCTTTATTGGAAAGTTTTCCGTAAGATGTGATTAGATCACCTAGAGTTGCAGCGAATCCGTTAGATGATGAGTAGTCAATACCACCAGTAAGAGTGTAAGTTACATTACCGATAGCACTATATGTAATGCCTTGTGCGTTTTGTCCCCAGAGACCATCTGAGTCAGTAACAGCAGTGCAAGCAGTAGAGAATCCAGTTGCTCTTGGAGTTGTACCCCAATATGCATCTCCTGCGCTTGATGGGTTACCACCAGCATAAACTTCGTCTGAGAAATCTGCAAGGAATTGCTCGTACCAGATCTTCTGAGGAGAATTGACTGCAGAAATAGCATCAAGTGCTTTAGAAAGACTTACATGCTTTTCAAGAATGTTTCCTTGGATACCAGTAATGGTTCCCATGTCATCAACAATACATACGTGAAGAGCATCGTTCTTACCCTGTCTATCAAGTACATATTGGTTTGTAGTTGGCTTAGGAGCAATCTCCTTCCAATAAGTAACAGCATTAGTAAGACCTAATTGCTGCTCATCATACCAGTCAACTATAGATGCTGGAGTGTAGTATGTGTTGTTGAAAGCAGTAGTTCCAGTAACAATACCAGAATTGTTTAAGAATTTAATCTCATCACTAGTGTCGAAGGATGCCCATGCAGTTCCTTCATCATAAGTGATTGCTGTTGTTACTCCAGCAGCACTTACTCTATCAGTAATTTTTACGTCAATTGTAGATGCACTATCAGTTGAATCTGTTGTAACACCAGTAATAATTCCTTTAATATATCCGTTGAATAGTTCCGTGGTTCCTAAACCAGGAATAACAACGTTTTCTAATCTTGCAGTAACAGCATATCCAATTACAGCACCAGCAGTTACTAGACTATTAGTTGTAATACCGATTGTTTGGTCTGCAAGGTCATCAATAACACAAACCTTCATATTGTTTGCCCAAGAACCTGGGTTCTTAGCAGCATAGTTAAAGTTTGTGGCAGATGAATGATTGTTGATATAATCGTCATAGTTGTCGATTCTACCAGTACCGGTCATGGAAGTAGATCCCATGCCAACTGCAGCATTAGCGTTCTGAAGTGTTGTTCCTGCTGTTCTGACGACTTTTAGAACTCCGCCATATGAAAGATAGGATGCTGCACTTAACCAGTAGTCGTTTTGGGAATCAGTGGTCTTTGGCTTACCAAATACACTAATTAATTCTTGCTCTGTTGTAATATCAACTGGGTCATCAACAGGTCCTATAGGAAAGGGTCCAGCAATGCCACCAATATTGTCTAATACATTATCAGCTCTTCCTACTGTAAGATCAACCTCTCTGGTCAGTACACCTGGAGATAATTGAGGAGTAGCCATGTTTTTTGTCTCCGAGTCGTCAGTTTCTTTCTAAAAAATATTTATTGTTTGCAACATTTACAAGGGGTTAAAAATGCATGATCAATGAATGAACGCTATGACATGTACTCCCACATATAAGATCTATCCCCATATTCATCCGCTTGGAACCACCTATCTCCATCACTATCAAGCTCTCCTTCATTATTCAAACCATCATCCATAAACCCAAATGGTGCCATGTCTTGCTCTATAGCATTCTTCTGTTCTTCATATAATCTTTTCCTTACATCTTGATCAGTAAGTTCTTTAAAGTAGTCTGTTTGTACTAACCATGCATAGATTACTAAACACATAGCAAGATCATCATGACATCCTTCTTCTGCCTCAAATGAATTACTCTTTTGAATGAATGTAGT